CAAATAAAAAAATTAAGTATAAGATAAAAAACAAGAAAGGAGATGAGAATATGGAAGAACTACTACAAAAACTACTTGAAGAGCAACAAAAAACAAATGAACTGCTAATGGATAGTTACAATGGAAAAGATCCAAACGAATTACTAACAATAAAGCAGGTTCAACAAGAAACCGGATTTGGAATAGAAACAATACAAAGAATGTTTAAAGATCCAGCTTTTAATGCTCAAAGATATGTAACACCATTTAGGGTTACAAGACACGCATTTAATAAATATATGAATGAAAATCACGATTATTTAAGGAGGAAATAGTTATGTATAGTTTATTTGAAATAGCATTTTTTATACTTTACTTTTTAGTACAAGCTATAAAAGTTGCAGGAATACTTTTAATAGTACAAGTTGTAGTGTTTAGAACAACAGGCATTAGCTTATATAGAAAAGGCTTCAAAGTAGTAGAAAAAATAATAATGGAGGATTTCTAAAATGGACAAATTAGATAAGTGCTATATATGGCATGTAGTCACAATGGCAAAGCTAAAATTAAGACTAAAAGAATTAAAGAAAGGAGCTAAATAGTATGTTATTTGGAAAACAAAAAGACAAATACGAAAAAAGAACTGTTGAACTTGCAAAACAATGCAAAGATATAGCAGAACAAAAGCAATATAGAGATTACTTTATAGAAGAACAAAATACAAGAATGGAAAGAAAGCAAAACTCATTAAAGAGTATATTAGATGAATGCAAAAAGCAACAATATAATTCTCTAGAAAATTTTAGAAACAAAATAAAAGAGTTAGCAGAGACTGGAATCAAATACTAACTCATTGAATCATATAAATATGAACTCCTGTACTAATTATAGCACAGGAAGAAGGAGAAAGTCAAATGAGTAAGACACAAGATCTAGAAGATATGCAAGAATTTGTAGATGAATATGAGAATATCAAGGATAAGTTAGAGGACTTACTAGATGATACAACTAACGAAGATTTAAAAGAAGAGCTAAATGGACTAATAAGTGCATTAGAAGAAGACTATGGAGAAAGAAATCAAAACTTCATAGAAAGAATAAATGAGTTAGAGGATGAAGAAGAAGAGACTCTAGTAAGAGAATATTATTCGATGAGGTTGTAAATTATGGAAATAAAAGAAATGAGTAATGAAGAACTAATGAGGCAGTACGCAGGATTACTTATCGAGATTGACAACAAATATCAAGCCAAAAAAGAATTTGAGAAAGAATATAAAGATAGATTAAGAGAGGGGAGAATTAAGTAATATGGATTATTTAGACTTAATAGATTCAGATAATATAGTTTATAGTGATTATGAAAAAATAATGAACAATAAAATTAAAAATGAAAGTGAGGAAAATTAGTTATGAGTATGATAGTTAAAGAAAATGGTGGAGCAGAAATACCTGTGTTAGAAGCAGGAGTTTATACAGCATATTCAAATGCTTTAGTAGATTTAGGAGTACAAAGAAGTGAGAAGTTTCAAAAAGATATAAGAAAGTTCAGAATTATTTGGGTAATATGTGGAGAAGAAGTTGAAATTAACGGAGAAAAATATCCAAGGACAGTAAGTAAAGAGTACAGTTTTAGTTTAGGAGAGAAAAGTACATTAAGAAAAGATCTGCAATCTTGGAGAGGACAACCTTTTACAGCAGATGAGCTAACAGGTTTTGATTTAAGTAATATTTTAAATAAGGCTTGCCAAATGCAGATTATTGTAGAAGAAAAAGATGGAAAGCACTTTAACAATATAGCAGGAATAATGGCATTGCCAAAAGGAACATCAGTTGAAGTTCCAAAGACAGGATATGTCTTTGATACATATGAACCAGAAACATTTGCTTGTTATGAGAAATTACCAAAATTTATGCAAGAAAGAATAAAACAATCAATTAATATTTCAGATGAATTAAGTACTTTTATTAAAGAATTTGATGAGTTTAAAGCAACTCAAACTACAGAGGATCAAAATAATGATAATGGAATAATAGCTCCAGATGATGACTTGCCATTCTAGGAGGCAGTTATGTGGAATGAAATAGAAGAAGCAATGAATGATTTGCAAAAAGCATTAAGCAACTATAAAGACTATCAAAAAGATTATGCAGTTAAGGAATATAATTATAGGACAGCGCTATCTAAAGAGCTTGTAAGATTAAGAGCAGAAGGACAAGCAGTAACACATCTTGCAGACATAGCAAGAGGCAAGCCAGAAATAGCTAAATTAAGATTTGAGCGAGATATTGCCGAAGGACTAGTAAATAGTGCTAGTGAAGGAATAAACTTCTATAAACTCAAAATAAGAGAATTGGAAGCACAATATAACAGAGAATATGGTAATCCTCGACTTGGAATAGGAGGCTAAAATGTCTAAATCAATATTACAAGATAAAAAAGAGAGTTACTTAACAGGAGCAACATACAATTTAGAAGAACATCACATATTCTTTGGAACTGCTAATAGAAAGATCAGTGAAAAATATGGACTTAAAGTATGGCTAACATCAGAAGAACATAGAGGTACATATGGAGTTCACGGAAAATATGGTAAAACATTAGATGAAAAATTAAAAAGAGAAGCACAAAAGAAATTTGAAAAAAATCATACAAGAGAAGAATTTATAAGATTAATTGGAAAAAATTATTTATAAAAATGTTAGGAGGAACGGTATGTTTGACGTAAAAGGAGAAAGAGAGAAAATAAAAAAAAGAATGCAAGGAAATGATTTAATGATCAGAATGTTAGCTGGAGCAATTTCAAATGGAAAAGATTATCCAGCATTAACAATTAAAAATTTAGATATATCAAAATCAATGCAAACGATAGAAGAAGTATCTTTTGAAAATAAAAAGGTTTGTAGCAAGGCAATTGGATTATATATGCAAATAGATAAGATCTTAAAAGACTTTATCGAAGATAATAATATAAAAAGTGATAACTGTGATGCTAAAAGTGACTTATCAGATTTAATTAACTTATTATAGAACAACTGGGATAGGCAAGATAAAAGTCTATCCCTTTTGTAGAAAGGAACAAAGTAATGGCAAGAAAAAGAATGATAGATCCTAATATCTGGCAAAGTGAAGATTTTGGAAAATTGTCTACTTTAGCGAAAATAGTATTTATAGGATTATTCTCTCTTGCTGATGACGAAGGTAGAGGAAGATGTAATCCAGTGTATTTAAAGTCTACATTATTCCCTTATGAGGAAAATATCAGAAGTACCGACATAGATAAAACCTTATCAGAGATAAGCTCTAATATGTCCATAGTTCTATATTCTTGTAACGGAAGCAGTTATTATAGTCTTTTAAGTTGGAATGAATTTCAAAAGATAGATAGACCAAGTCAGAGTAAGATACCAGAATATGATAAAGATACAATGCAACTATTATTCGACGAACATTCGACGAATAATCGACGAGCCCTCGTTCCTAATAAGAAAAGAATAGAAGATAATAAGAATATAAAAGAAGAGAATAGAAATAAAATAGTCGAAATCTACAACACCTATTGCGTCAATTTGCCTCAGGTTCAAAAATTAACCGAAAAAAGAAATAAGTCGATTGATAACTTTTTAAAAGATTTTTCTATAGAACAATTTGAAGAAATATGCAAGATAGCAAATGTTAGTGAATTTTTAACAGGAAATAATGATAGAAATTGGAAAGCTGATTTTGATTTTGTTATGAGAATTGATAAGGCAACCGCAATACTAGAGGGTAAATATAGTCAAAATAAAAGAGACAAATTAGATGGTTTTAGAGATTTATGGGAGGAGGCAAAAAATGAAGAAGAGCGAAATGGTGCAAATAATAACGCTTTTGGCTGGTAATTACGAAAGTGTTGCTAATAAATCACAAGTGCAAAGAGAGATGATGTTAAATACATGGCAAGAGTGTTTAGGAGATTTAGATTATAAATTAGTTTTACAAGCAGTAAAGAAAACAATAATTGAAAGCCCATATCCTCCAACAATACACGACATAAGAAAAAATGCAATAGAGATGATAAATCCAAGTAATCAAAATTCTGCAATAGAAGCCTGGAATGAAGCATATTCAATGATTTGTAGTGGTGGATATATGACAGAAGAAGAGTTTGATAGGGCAAGTCCAGAAGTAAAGAAATTCTTTGGCAATGTAAGACAAGTAAAAGAGCTAGCTAGAACAGATATTGCGACAGTAAATACTGTGACAAAAGGGCAATTTTTAAAGCAATACGAAATAATAACGGAAAGACAAAAAGAACAAAGATTGTTGCCAGAAAATATGAAAGAGCAATTATTGAAATTACAAAGTAATTTTATAAAACAAATAGGAGATTAAAAACGAGTAAAATTTAGGAGGAAAGATAAATGAAATTTAAAGTTGGAGATAAAGTGAAAGTAATAGCAAAAAAACATGGACATTGTTTTGATATTGGAGAAGTTGTAAAGATAAAAGAAGTTGGCCGTGCGGATTATAGATGTAGTTCACTCGAAAGATATACTATTTGGTGGCTAAGAGATGATGAAGTTGCCGAAGTAAAATTTACAAAATCAGACTTAAAAGACGGAGATATAGTTACATATAGAGATGGTCAAAAACGAACAGTATTCTGCAACAAGTTGATAAATGAAAGTGGGTTGTCAACACAATACTTAACAAGCGAGAGCTTAAAGAAAACGGAACTTCAAAAAAGTCAAACTGATATAGTCAAAGTAGAAAGACCAGTAAAATATGAAACAGTCTTTGAGAGAAAAGAAGAGATCCTAGATGAAACAGAAAAGAGATATTTAGTAAATGTGATTAGACCATTTAAAAACAATGTAGAAAGTATAATGAAAGATTTAAGGTATGAAGATAAGGAATATATATCGATATATGTTAGAGATGAAGGATGTATAGATTTTCCTTACTTTGTTAAAGGAACTATGTACAAAGGAATGAAAACAGGCAAAGAATACACTTTAAAAGAATTAGGATTATAACGAAAGGAGTGAAACAAATGAAGATTACTCAAAAAGATAGAATAATAAATTATATTAGACAGTTTGGAAGTATATCAAGCTGGGAAGCATATTCAGATTTAGGGATAACACAATTAGGAGCTAGAATAGACCAACTCAAGAAAGAAGGATTTGAGTTTAAAACAGAATGGGAAAGCAATACAAACAGATTTGGAGAAAAGACAGACTATAAGAGATATTATTTGGCAGACATTGTTTTAGAAAATATGAAGCATATTCCACAAATTTAGGAGGGAGTTATGATAATAGTAAGTCAAGATAGAGATAAGATAGTTAATTTTGACAATTTAACACAAGTGTATATAACACAAGACGAAGAAGAAACAGCATATTTTATAAGATTTGAAACAGTAGATAGTTTATATGATGATTTAGGCGAATATGAGACAGAAGAAAGGGCAAAAGAAGTATTACAAGAAATATACAAAAATTATTCTGATTTCGAATTAATAAGATGTGTAAACGACAATTTTCAACAAAAGTTAATTATAGGAAATAAGAACAAGTATTTTGATATATATCAAATGCCAGAGGACTAGCCTATGAAACAAATTAAAAAGAATACACTCTGCTATTACTGTCTAGGGTGCAATAAATTAGAGTTAGTAGATTTTAATGGTGTAATGAGATGCAAAGGATTTTGCGCAGGAATAGATAATTGGCAAGAGAAATTAGGAGAGGAGCTAAAGAAAAAATGTCCATAGAAGATTTAATGAATTATATGCTTAATTTATTCAATAATACAGCCAAAGAATTAAGTGCAGAGTATGAAAAACTGAGTCAAAAAGATATGGAATTATCAGATTTAGATCATTATATAGAAATTCATAAATTAAAAGCTCCTCAATTAGCTAAAGTAGGAAAATTAAGAAAGACACTAAGAGAAGAGCGCAGACAGATTAAAAATAATATAGAAACTATAGAAGTAATAAAAAAGTTCACAGATAAGTACAATAACAAACTAATAACAGGCGATATAATACAAAACCTAAAGGAACAAGGAAACTTAAGGCAAAAACAGGCAAATCCAACATACAAATACAGAACAGATATTATAGCTAGATTGGAGGCAAAAGATGAAATATAAATTCATTATAAATAAAAGACTTATGGGACTAAACGAATACACAAAATATAACAGAACAAACAAATACGCAGGAGCTGAAGCAAAAAAGAAAGAACAACAGTACATAATTAATTGCATAATACAACAGTTAGGAAGAATAAAAATAGACAAGCCTGTAATAGGACATTTCACTTGGGTAGAAGAAAATAAACGTCGAGATTTAGACAATATTTGTTTTGCCAAAAAGTTCATATTAGATGCGTTGGTACAAGCAGGAGTATTACAGGACGACAACAGAAAAATAGTAACCAATTTTACAGATAGTTTTGAATATGAAAATACGAGCAAAGTAATAGTAGAACTAGAAGAGGTGTAATATGCGAATACCAAAAATAATTAGCAGAGAACGGACACGAATACATATTTGTACAGCAATGTAACGATAACATTTATTTGTATAAAGAAATGTTGCATCGGATACAAAGAATGCTTCAGTAGAGATGAGTTAAAATCAGTTGAAAAGAGAAATAAAAGGGGGCGACCACCAAAGTATGAGCAAAAATAAAAGTGCTAGACAAGAGCTAGAAAGATTATACGGCAAAGAATGTTTTATAGAAAAATTACATTTAAGAGAGGAAAAGCAACAAAGATATACAGGAAAAGGGCAATTTAAACGAATGAAACAGCTTACATATCATCATATAAAAATGAGAAAAGATGGAGGAAAAGCTACGGTTGAAAATGGAGCATTGTTATCAACAGAAAATCATGCGTGGTTTCACAAGCAGAATCCAGAAAAGCAAGCAGAAATGAATAAAGCCTTTCAACAATACAAGATGACAATGGCTGTAATAACAACTGCAGGAGTACAGCAAGCAAAAGAAATTGAGTTTGATATGAGCGACTTTATAACAATACCGTTAGAAAGAAATCGAGAAACAACAAAACAACGCAGGGCTAGGGAAAAACGAGAACTACGAAAAGAAATGGAGGAGTTAGAACTATGAACAAAAAAGATATTATAGATGTAATAGTAATAGCGCTATTTATACTGATATTAGCAGTATATGATGTGTACATAAGTGCAGACAACGAATTGAAAAGCAATAAAATAAATGAATTAACGAATAAAGTAGAGCAACAGATAGAGCTTATAGATGCTCTGCAACAATAGGGGAGGAGAATATGGATAATTTACTATTTAGAAATGTTATATGCAAAGGATATTTAAAGAGAAAAGAAACAAAATATGTATATAATTCTACAATAGATGATGAATACATAGAAGATGATGTTTCAATAACATTAAATCAAGGAGGAAGTTGTGAACAAGAAATTTATGAATTTGTAGAAAAAGAATTTGAAGGAACTTGTGTTGGAATATTTACTAAAAATACAAGAAGAGAATATGTAGATTGTGTAAATGATATAAGTGGAGAACAATTTATACATACAGAATTGAAGGAGCCTATACAAGTAGCAAAAGTATTTTATGGCAATAATAAAAGTAAAATAGTTCCTATTGATAAAGTTGGAATATGGCAACCACCATTTTAGGAGGAGAAGATGAGTGTTAAAGGAAAAGTAAAAAGATTAAATAAGAGAATAGAAAATTTGCAGGAAGAATTACAAACTTATCAATTATCTAATAGTAGATTAAGAAATAAAAATGATAAGTTAAAAACAGAATTAGAAGAACAAAAAGCAGATAAACAATATACAGAACAATTAGAAAACATACTTAAGTTTGCAATAACTAATCATATAGGAAATTTAAGAGGTGGAATGCAAATAGAAAGATATGGAATAGATAAAATGCAAGATTTAAGACTAAGTATAGATTATATGCTAGAGAATAATAGTTACATAATTAGAGTTAATTATTAGGAGGAGAATAGATATGTTAAAAATAAGAGAACGGAGTAGATTTAAAAGAACTTGAAAAATATCGGATACGAATTATTAGAATATGATAATTATTACAGAAAATATGAAAAAGATTATCGAGTTCAGATAAACATTTTTGATAGAAAAATTTTAGTATTTAAAAAAAGAAAAAATAGCAACTGGGGAGATTATATAGGGTATAGCGGAGAAGAAGAAAAAATAAAAGAATATACACAAGATTTAATCAAAGCGAATTTAGTAGTAAAGGAGTAATAGAATGAGTGATGAAGAATTTGTACAAGCTCTAAAAGAATGGGGAGTTGATATAAATTTTAAAACTCCAAAAGATAAATTATACAAGATGTATTGCATTGCTTATATTTATCATAAGAAACTTGAAATTATAAAAATGTCAAAAAGAAAATGCTACAGAAAAGTTATTCAAAACAGAGGGCTTGAAACGAGTAAATGGGCTACTATGAGAAACTATAATGATGAACTTAAAAGCAATAAATACGAGATTATAGAAGTCAATATTATTTAGTAGAGGAGTGAGTAATTATGGGTGAAGAATCTAAACAATCTAAACTACTATATTTTAGAAAAAGAGGAAATTGGTTTAAAGAATTATTATATAAAATTAAAATATTAAAACCTAAATACAAAGAATTAGGAAAGATAATGGAAACAAAGATGGAGAGGAGTAATACATAATGAAAGAAAAAACAGCAGATGAGATGTTTGAAAAGTTAGGGTATGAAAAAATAATTGAAAGTAATGTAAGAATTGATTATGAAAAAGAAGGACAGTTTTTTGATAAAGAAATAGTTTTTGGACTAATTGATAAAATTGTATGCGTAGAGTTAGGAACAGGAGAAAGTGGAAATATAAATGTGCAAGAACTACAAGCAATAAATAAGAAGGTGGAGGAACTGGGATGGAATTAGAAAAGTTTATGAAATTGTTAAATAAAGCTAAAAAAGACAATTACGGAAATTTATATGTAGAAAGAAAAGATATTGAAGACTGTTCTTTAATCAAAGACTTACAAGAACAAAGATATTATTTTTCGTTAAGCAGTACTGTTTGTGATGATTTAATTGAAGAATTTTCTAGCAAAAACAATGAAGGATTTGAAGTATATGATAGACATTTTTGGAATGATGATACGCTAGAAATAAAAATTGTAAGAGAACAAAGCGGAGATTCGGAGGTGTTTTAAGTGAAAGAAAATAGTATTAAGAATGAACGAAGTTCTATAGAAGAAGATATAAAAAATGCAGAACATTTTATAAAATCTATAAAAACAGATAAAGAGTATAAAGAAGATGGCTGGCATGGATATTACAATAAAGAAATTGTAGAGCTTGCTAGAATATTGCAACATATTTTATCAGATTATAAAAGAGTATTAAAAGAGAATGAGGAATTAAAAAAAGAATTAAATGAAGAAAATAAAAGATGTATGATGTTAGCAGAGGAAAAACAAGATTATTTTGAAAAATATAGATATCATTTACAACAAAACAAGAGCTTAACAAAAGAATTTAGTAATGTTATTCCAATTCAAAAAATAAAAGACATAATAGACAGAATTGATTACGATATAAAAAAGACCAAAGAAATAATATCTAACAATTCGAATATTTATATAAGTGACCGAAGAAATGATTATCAAATAGTAAGATTAAGAGCAATGAACACAAAATCTTTAGATATAAAAAAGAGATTACAAGAATTACTAGAAAGTGAGGAATAACAATGCCAGAAAAAGAGACAAGAGAACAAAAATATAGAAGAATAAATGATTTATATAATAAATTCTCGTTTTTATTCTTTCAGACTACTCACGAAGCTGGATGGCAAGACGAACTAAATAGTATTATTGTAGAACTTAGACGAGAACTGAGAAATTTTTAAGGAGGGAACGAATGAACAGAGAAGATTTGAAGAGTTACAGACATAATCAAGAATGGATTAAAGGAAGAATAGAGTATATAGAACAGTATAAAGCAAGCATAAACAGATTAAACAGTGTGTTGTCAGATATGCCGAAAGGAAGTAGAGAAGTTCAAGATAGTGAAGCGGAAAAATTAGCAGTATTAATGGACAGCATAAATGATTTGCTCGATAAAGTAAACGAAGTAAATAAAAGACAAACACAGATTTTAGAACAATTAGACAAGGTAAAACAACCTTACAGGAATATATTAGATAAATATTACATACAAGGGAAAAGCTTAGTAGTTATTGCAGTAGAAATGGATTACAATTATGAACACATAAAAAGATTGCATGGAATAGCTTTAAATATTTTTGATAATATAAAATGATGCTACCAAATGCTACTGAATGCTACCATAAAAAGTGCTATAATAGTATTGTAAAAAAATGCTAAAGGCTATATAAATAGAAAAGGACTAACAAAAAGTTGGTCCTTTTGACATATTTCGACAACATTTTTCTTTATGGTATGATATAATCTCTTGCAAGGAGGTAAAGAAAGATGTGTTTTAAATTTGAATGTAAAAATCATAGACCGACAAACATAGAATACTATACTATAAAACAAGGATATGTTCATGGTCCAATACCGATTACAGCTAAAGTAGTAAAGTTAGATAACACTATTTTGTCTAAAGAAGATGACGAACATTATGTATTGAAGTGTAAATGTCCTGAGTGTGATACAGAAAATACAATACAATTAGATGAAGGACAAAAAAATACGTATATTATTTATACGACAGAAATTGAAAGATGCAATACAGAGTCGGATACGAAAAGTGCTAAAGAATTTATTGAAAAGATTAGAAAATGCTGTTATAGTATAATAACAAAAGAAATGATAGAGGAATTAAATAAAGATTTAAAAAAATTCAAAGAAATAGAAAGAATGGAAATAAAAAATAAAAATCTTAATTATTCAATAAGTCGTACAGAACTTATAAAAGTGATTGAAGAATTAATTGATGAAATAAAGTAAACAAGAGCTTATCAGAAGATAGGCTCTATTATTTATGCTATTAGCGGATACTAGATACAGTTAATATATATGTTGCTACTAGGCATATCTCCTTTGAAAATATAAAAAAGGCAATTCTAGTTAAGTCTTAACCTTTTTCTATATTAGAGGTATATAAATAGAAATGCACAAAAAGGTTAAGGCGGTGGACTAAAATACATTGCCTTGTCAATAAGATAGTATGTAGTGATATATTATCTAAAGTGAAAATCAGTCCAATGTGGAGCAATAGATAGAGATTGCAATCGGTGTATCATTACATAGTGTTTTATTTAACAACGAAAGAGGGGTTGTTATGACTAACGAAGAAAGATATGAAAAGTACATAGAAGAAAATTGCAAGAATTGTAAAAATAAAGATAAAGACTTATGTGAGATAAGAATATCATACTTTAACAATATCATAACAACTAAGTGTGTTTATTATGAAAGAGAAAATTAACTATGAAAACTGTATGAAATATAGGTGTGAACAATGCAAATACAATGTACAATGCGAGGAGGAAGAAAAAAGATATGAAATTCAAAATAAACAACAGAACGTGGAGCATAGAAGAAAAGTCACAAAGCATAATTCCAAGATACTATGGAGTTACACATTGTGATATACAAGAAATATATTTAGATAGAGATTTGCCAATAGATAGAAAAAGAGCTACTTTAATACATGAATTGACACATTGCTATATAGATAATTATATAACACATGATGCAAAAGAATATTCAGAAGAAGATGTAGCAGATATAGTATCAAATTCTTATGATATTATTCACGCAATAGTAGATGAGTATTTTAAAGGAAATAAAGATTAAATAGAAAGAGAGGTAATCTTATATGACAGATGCACAAAAAAGATTTTGTGATGAGTATTTAATAGATCTTAATGCGACAAGAGCATATAAGGTTGCTTATCCAAAATGTAAAAAAGATGAAACAGCTAATGCAGCATCGAGTAGAATGTTAAGAAATGTTAAGGTACAAGAATACATATCTGAAAAGCAACAAGAAATAGAAGAACGTACGGAAGTAACGCAAGATATGGTAATAAAAGAGTTAGCAGCAATAGCTTTTTCAAAAGCAAGCGATTATGCAAAATTAAAGAAGATGAAAAGAAATGTACCAATATTTGATAGAGAAGATATAGTTGATTATAAGGAAGAAGAATATACTGGAATAGAGTTTACCCCTACAGAGGAGTTAACAGAAGAACAGAAAAAGGCATTATCTGGAATAAAAGAAGGTAAATTTGGGATACAAGTAGATTCATGCGATAAAGTTAAAGCTCTTGAATTGTTAGGAAGACATTTAGGAATGTTTAAAGAGAAAGTAACAATTGATGGTAATGTTAATACAAATAATCCATTTTCAGGGATGTCAACAGAAGAATTGAGAAAGATTTTGAATGAATAATGATGTAAAAGAAAAAATAAAAGAGCAAGCACGTCTGGAATTAGCTAGGCGTGATTTTTTTGAGTATTGCCAATTAACTGCTTCTGATTTCTATAAAGAAGAACGAGCTTTTTTAAAAGATTTATGCTATCAACTACAAGACTTTTATAAGAGCGATGAAAAAGTATGTGTAATTAATATGCCACCTAGACATCGGTAAATCTAGAACAGCAGGAAAATTAGTAGAATGGATATTAGGAACAAATCCAAATGAAAAAATAATGACAGGATCATACAATGAGGATTTATCGAGTTCATTTGCAAAATCAGTAAGGGACACAATAGCTTCTGAAAAAACAGAAGGCGTAATTGTATATAATGATATATTTCCTAATACAAAAATTAAAGATGGCGAAGCTACACAAAAAAAGTGGGCATTAGCTGGTAGTAAAGTATCAAATTATCTAGCAACATCACCAACAGGTACTGCAACAGGTTTTGGATGTACAATAATGATAATCGATGATCTTATAAAAAATGCAAAAGAAGCCTATAATGAAAATACATTAAAAAATCATATAGACTGGTTTAATAATACAATGTTATCAAGAACTGAAAATGGATTTAAACTAATAATCATTATGACAAGATGGTCTAGCAATGATTTGGCTGGCTATATATTAGACAATTATCCGAATGTAAGACATATAAATTATAAAGCAGTACAAGATGATGGTTCAATGTTGTGTAAAGATATATTAAGTAAAGAAGACTATGAGTTTAAAACAAAAAACATGAACAAAGATATTGTATATGCAAATTATCAGCAAGAGCCAATAGATGTAAAGAATAGATTATATACATCATTTAAAACTTACGAAAAATTGCCACCAGCACATTATGTTATGAATTATACAGATACTGCAGACGAAGGAGAGGACTATTTATGTTCAATAGATTATCAGATGTATAACAATGAATATTACATTTTAGATGTTATTTATACACAAGAATCGATGGAAATAACAGAACCGGCAGTAGCAAAGATGTTGACAAAAGATAACGTAGGAAATGCAAACATAGAAAGTAATAACGGTGGTAGAGGATTTGCAAGAAATGTACAAAAAGAGCTAAAGCAGTTAAAAAATACTCATACAAAAGTAAATTGGTTTCATCAAGGAGAAAATAAAATTGCAAGAATATTAAGTAATTCGACAGGAGTAATGAACAACATTTATTTTCCAATTAATTGGGAGGATAGATGGCCAGAATTTGCTAAACATTTGAAGCATTATGTAAGAACTGGAAAAAATGAACATGATGATGCTGAGGATTGCTTAACAGGCGTATATGAACATCCAAGACCAAACACAATGCAATTTGGGTACAATAGTATAATGTAAAGGAGAAAAATAATGAGTTTTGTAGAAAAAATACAATATAAAGATGAGTTCTTAAATGAAGAAAATATAAATCAAAATATAAGTATATTATGGGGAAAAGCATTGCCAATATTTATGCACAGAAAATACTTACAAGATAGATTTACAAGAAAATATGACAAAAACGATGTTGTTGTTGCACTTGAATATTATATAAGCATTATTGCAGCAGGGTATTTTGGTGGAAAAGAACCACAATTCAAAGTAAAAAATATAAACGAAACACAAAAGGGCATCTTAAAGAAAATCTTTAAAAGAGTTTTTGGCGAGAAAAATAACCCAGAAGATTATCAAGCTATTATTGATTATATTGCAAAATATAATGACAATGGTAGTTTTTTTTATGATTGTGTACTTGATTATATTACAACTGGAGCATGTTATGGATTAGTGTATGAAAACAAGAGTAACGAAGAAGTATATGCAAATGTTTCAAGCCTAAATACAGTTGCTATTTGGAATTACGATGTACCAAGCACAAAAGTAGGACTATTGAGATGCTGGTATGAAAATACAGTATTAGGTGGAATTGAAACGCATTTAGAAATAATAACAAAGGACTATAAAAAGCAATTTATTGATGGAATAGAAAAGAAGGTTATTACAGATAATGCTGAATACAAATTTGAAGAAGTGGATGGAAGTAATAAGCCAGTAAGATGGACTGATTTACCTTGCTTTGCTGTAGAGAACCCTTATGGAATGGCATTTTTTGAAAATGTTATGACTTTAGTAAACAAAAATGAAAAAGTAATAGAGAATAATGCTAATATTTTTGATTATAATGATAATGCCAAATTAAAAGTAACAGGATTTGCACCAACAAATGACCCGTTAATTCCGTTGTTAAATGAGGCCGGAGAAGAACAAAAAGATAAACAAGGTAATATAATAATGACAGTAAATCCTGCGAGAGTACAAGAAGATGAGGCTGTTTTAAATGCAAAAGTATTTTATACTCCAGATAAAGATGGAGACATAGATTGGATAATAAAGGATATAAATGATACTGCATCAGAAAATCATAAAAAAACATGCTTAGACATGGCACTTATGATTTCTGGAGTACCCAATGTAACCGACCAAGGTTTTACAAATGCGGACAATGCAGCAGCCTTAGAAAAGAAATTTTTTCCTTTAGAACAAGTGTTACAACAAGCACATCATTTATTTAGAAAAGAATATTTAAGAATGTGGGAAATGATAACTGCAAGAATAAATCTAAAAAAAGGTAAAGAATATGATTTTAGAGATATTGATGTTATATTGATACGTAATTTGCCTACAGACACAGAAAGCTTGACGAATGCTTGGTTAAAATTAAGAGGATTGATAAGTGATAGATCAATTATAAGCCATTTACCATTTGGACTAGATGCCGAATCTGAACTTGCTGAAATGGATCAACAAAATCAAGAAAACATCCAAAAGAATCTACAACAAATGCAAATGATGGGACAAACAGAAGCAAGTCAGAACGATCAAGAAGATAATAAAAAAGATGACAAAGTAACAGATTTAACAGACACGCAAAAAGCACAAAGATTAACAGCAGATAATAAGAAAGAACAAGCAAAAGTAGTTGATAAACAGATAAAGAAAGAATAGAGAGGTGTTTTTTTATGTGGGAACAACACGATGGCTATATGAAACAATTAAAACAACTGTATAATAAAACATCCAGACAAACTCAAAATCGCTTGCAAGAAATCTTTGATACATTTAATTTTACGCAAGAAAATATATATGATATAGCAGATAATAAAACCAAAAAAAGAATAAATGCATATATAGAACAATGGAAAGAACAAGGACTACTAAGAAATAACAACTACTTTACTATATTAGCAAATAACATTTATAAAAGGACAAGAGTAAAAAATAGTGAAATACTAGAATTATTGATTTATAGTGCATACATAGAAGAACAAAACAAGTTAGAAGAACAAGAAAAACAAATAATGTATGAAGATGCAAATTATTACTATGAACAAGGCCAACAAGAAGTAAATAGAAAGAAAAAGCCATCAATATTAACGATGGCTTTATTTCTTGCATTATTAGATCAACCTAATTATAGTGGATTAACTTGGAAACAATACATTGAAGCAACGATGCAATATAATGCACAACAAATATACAAACAATCAATTATCAACATACAACAACAAAAAAATCTAGAAATTAATTCTAGTGAATTTCAGACAATAATAAATAGACAAAACAATCAAAAGCTTAATATAAATAATGATAAAATATCGGGTGCAGTAGATATGCAAATGATAGGATTGAATAATCTAGAAAAAGTAGAAGGAATAAAAGCTAACGCAGATAATGACGCACAAGTGGAATTTTGGGCAGTAACCGATGAACACAGTACCGAAATGTGCCAATCAATGAATATGATGAAATTCTATATTAACAAAGAGAACAAGTTTGATAGATATTGGGGAAATAGTAAAAAAGATGTTAAGCTTATGCCTGTGAGTGTAAAAGGTCTAGTACCTGGCATCAACTTACCACCAATAATGTACTACTGGCATTGGTGCAGGAGCACGATAAGATATGTGCCACCAGTTGAAAAACAAGAAAAAACAGAGTATAATCTAGACATACCAAAAATAAGTAAAGATGTTAAACAAGTATTAAATAACACAAAATTAAATTCTAATGTAAAGAGGCTATTTAATAGATATTTAACAAGTGATAATGCGAAAATAAACAATAGCTTAAATGTTCCAATGAGATATAGTATTGATGACAATAAGATATATATAAATCCAAGTCACCCAGATTTTAAATATTATGATTTATCTGAAAGCTTAAGTCACGAAATTATACATATGATAGACATAAGAAATAATATATCTGATAAATTAAATATAGACAATGAATTAAGAAGAGCAAGATTACAAATAGATATAGATGAAGATAAATATATTAAAATGCTGTCAAGTAGCAAATATGAAGATAATATGACATTAAGTGATATATTTTCTGCCATAACTAATGGAAAAATATCAGGAAACTATATGCATTCAAATAAATACTGGATAGAGGATTCAACAAGAATAGAAAAGGAACTTTCTGCAAATATAATGTCAGCATATCTAAATAAAAACCAAGATACATTAAATGTTATAAATTCAATAAATGGGCTAAAACAAATTAAAGAAAAGGTAGTGAAGTTATACAATGATTATACCAGATGAAATAAAAGAATTAATCCATAAATATATAGAAAAGAATGGAAAAAGACCATTAGGCTTTAATTATGATGAATGGAATAGTTTGGCAGAGTATAAAGAATATTTAGAAAAAGAATTAGAAAAATAGCACTTACTAAAAAGTAGGCGCTTTTATTATGGAAAGAAGGTGTAAAGAATGTGGTTGTTAGTTTTAATATTAAGTATTAAATTACAAATGCCAACTTGGTATTGGATTGTATTTACCATAATTACAATATTTAGACCAATTATTTGGGTATTTAAATATAATTTTGCTGATGGATATATGAAAGCAAAGAACAAAGATAACAAATAAGTTATTAATATTTTATAATTATAAATTTTGGACGTAGACGTACGTCTATTTTTTATGCCTTTTTACTGATTGCAGGCTATAAAGAACAACAGAATACAAATTCGCAATAGCTGGGGCTTATGCAATGGCTGGGGCAAAAGGAGTAGAAAAATGGAAGAACAAGACAATAATCCAAACAATGCTAATACTGGGGCAGGTAGTGAATCAGCGGGAGCAAATAATCAAAATGCAGGAGCAAATAATAATTCTGTAACATTTGATGATTTCTTAAAAGATGGAAAGAATCAAGCAGAATTTGATAAAAGAGTTCAAAAGGCTATAAATACAGCAAAAACAAATTGGGAAGAGCTAATGAATAGTGAAAAAAGTGAAGCTGAAAAGTTAGCAAAGATGAACAAGGAACAGAAACTTGAATATCAAGCGCAAAAAGAAAAGGCAGACAAGGAAAAAGCACTTGCGGAATTAAATGCTTATAAATTAAAAGAACAAGCAACAAAAATAGCAAGTGAAAAAGGATTGGATATATCTTTATTGACTTTCTTTAACTTTGAAACAGTAAAAGCAGAAGAAATTAACTCAAAAATAGAAGAAGTTTCAAATGCGTTTAATAAGGCTGTTGAAAAAGCAGTAAATGAAAGACTAAAAGAAGATACTCCAACCCAAAAATTAGGTATTGATAATGAAAGAAACAAATCAATAGCTAGAGCAAGTTATTAAAAAATAGGAGGAATTAAAAATGGGAGAAATTACACAAGAAGCATTAAATATAATGCTACAAGATGGCAAAACAAAGGATAATTTAAAACAAGTATTAAGTGGAGTATTAGAAAATGTTGCATCAAGAGCAATATCAGAACAAATCAAAGCAAAAAATGGTTCAGGAAATCCAGAAGGCGGAGTAATTGAGTATAAAAGATTTGCAAACGCAGAGTTAAAAGATAAAGGTACTGCAAGAGCCGCAGGAAAGGGCGATAAAGTAAAAGCTAAACCAGTAAAAGTTGTTATTGATACAGACAAAGAAATTGTTGAAGAATTGCAAGGAAAAGACGTAAAACTTTATGGTATTGATGGTATGGCTGAAAAAAGAAAAGTAAATCATCAATCAGCTATTATAAGATATTTAGATAGAGAGTTCTTTGCTAAAGTATTAGAAGGAACAGAAGTTCCAGCGAAAGATAATATTCAAGATACTATTGATACTTTACTACAAAAAGCAAGAACTTTAAAGAATGATTTTATTGATGGTATAGAGTCAGATTTGCTAGTTATTGTAGTAGACAGCGAATATAGAAAAGGTATGAAGAAAATTCTTGATGATCTACCAAACGGAACAGATCCAAAAGAACAGGCGATCGGTATGTATGATTCTGTTAGAGTTTATGAATCAACAAGATTACCTGACGGTGTAAAAGCTGTTGTAATGATGGATGGAGCTATCGCTCAACCTTTCTACGTTTCAGAATACGGAGCAGAGAAAGTACCATTTGATGATGCTGTAGCATTAGAAGATTTCTTACATAAAGGAACAAAAGCATTAATGGAAGATACAATATTCTATGTAACAGATGCTAAACTTGCTGAATTAAATGTAACATCAGTAGCAGGAACTTCAACAGGAAAAACAAAGGTAACTGTTACACCTACATTAGCTTCTGGAAACAGCTATAAATATAAAGCAGCAGCTAATCCAACAATGCCAGAATATGATGCAGTTTGCACAACCGGATATACAGCATGGAACGGCACTGACGAAATAACAGCGACAACAGGGCAAAAAATAGTAATTGTTGAAGTTGACTCAGCAAATAAGGCTAAAAAAGCAGGAATAGCAACAATTACTTCAATGGCCTAGAAGTAGGAGGCAATAGAAATGGCAGAAACCAGTAATATAGATAAAATAATAGCCGACTTAGGAGCTAATCATAAAGACGAGAAAGAAGTTCTAAGTGAAATATTAGAGGAAGTTAGTTCTATTGCCTCTGATATTTCTAATAGACAAAAAGATGACGCAAAACTATTTCCATACATAAAAAAAGCTACAAAAGCAATATACCTTTGTAGAGGAGCAGAAGGCTTAACAAGTCGAAGTGAGGGCTCTATTTCAACATCATTCGAAGATATTATAGATAAATTAAGAAATGACATTATAAAATCTGGATTAAGGAGGATTAGATAATGTTATTACGAGATTTAACCAAAGTATATATATCAGAATATGAAGAAATAGAAGACCACGGAGAATCAGAAAGAGTATGGAAATATAAAAGCACAGCTTGGTTGAATATGCAACAAGACGCAAACGAATTAGACAGAAAGTCTACAGGAGAAGTAGATTATAGTATTTATAAAGGCAGAAGCACAAGAGATTATGACATACAAAAAGGCGATGGAGTATCATTTACTAATATTTCAAATTCTAAGGAATTTATCCCAGATTATCGTGTGTTAGACAAAAATAAAATAGGTAACACATATGTTTATAGAATGGAGAAAGTACAATGATAAATTTAAATTGCAAGATTAAAGTAAAGCATAATTTTAAAAATATAAATGCTATAACTCAAAAGTTGCCACAGATAGCAAAAGAGATAGCTGAAGATGTACTAAAAAATATTAGAGGTTATGCTATAAAGCTAGAAAAAGGACATAATGAAGAAGGTATATTGGTCGAAATGGTCGATATGTCTACTAAGAAAGTAAAGGGGAAAGTTTATGCTGATCCTTCAAAATTTATGTCTAATGGAGTTTCATATTTGTTTTTTGAATATTTTGGTACAGGTGCTAACGCTGAAATGGAACACGTGGGAAAATCAAAACATTTTATAGAAAGTGGTTACACAGAATGGTTTATTCCAGTTTCTAAAGTAGAAAAGGCGCTCGGTTATCCAGTAGTCAACATTCAAGGAGTAGATTTCTATATTGCTCACGGAATGAAGGCAAATCATTTTATGAGTGATGCTAGTTTTCAAAGTAGAGAAGAAAATGTAGATATTGCTAAGAAAAAACTAGATGCAATGTTGAAGGAGGTATGTAAATGAAGGATTTAAGTATAAAAGAGTTCAGTGATTTAGTATATGAAAAACTAGAATCATTGAAATATAAACAAATATTAACAAATCCAACAACGACAAGTAAATTTCCTTGTTTAGAGTTACATACACCTCTAAAATCTGTGAACTTAACAGAGAACGCATTCCCTGTTCGTTCTACATTTCAAGTATCTATAACTTGTTGGAACGAAAAACAAAGACAAGCTATGCAAATGACAGATGAAGTTGATACAAAACTTCAAGAATATAATTTTATAAGGACAAATACCAGTCCTGCAATATATGACTCAATATTGCAAAAATACGGTATAACAATAACATTTGAGGTTCGTTATAATTCAATAACGGGTTCTTTTAATTTTATAAGATAATAAGGAGGAATAAAAAATGTCAGAACCAAAAGCAAGTACATTAACAAAATTATTTCATGCTGATACATTAGCAGATTTAAAAGATTCAACTAAAAGAAAACAAATAGCCTTTGTACAAAGCATTCCAGAATTTTTAAAAGCACCAGAAGGAATAACATATAGCGCTTTAGATATTCCTGATGAAAGACAAACGGAAGGCAGACAAAAAGCAGAAAATCTAGAAATAGAAATATTATTTAAAGAGGATCAATATGATGAATTAAAAGCAGTTCAAACTGCTAAGACAAATGGATATTGGGCAATTCAATTACCAGAAGATACAGCTACAGAAAGTGGAAAACCACTAACATGGTATTTTACTGGTACATGTTATATAGGAATGAGCGAAATTGCTATAGATGATATGTTAAAATCAAAATTAACAATTTATAGAAGCTCAGAAATAACAGAAAGTAAGGGATTTCCCACAGCCTAGTCCTACATTAAGTGCTAGAAGTAGGATGAAAAAAGTTGCTAGCACAATTAAAGAGGAGGCTTAAAGCCTTCTCTCTTTTGCAAAGGAGAGAAAATAAATGATAATAGAAATAAAAAATAAAAAAGTTAATTTAGTACTAAAAACAAGAAAAATAGTAGAAATAGCTAAACTACTAAAAAATAAAAATTTTGAAGAAGCTTTTGTAAAAGCATATTCAATATTGGATGCAGAAACGTTGTGTACATTAATATACAAATTAGCAGAAACAGAAGACGGATTTGCATTGTTTAAGAATACAGATGAAGTATACGACTTTATTGATGAGTGTAGAGTAGAAGGATTGAATGCAAATGAATTATACAAAAGAATTGCAGAGGCATTGAACGAAGAGGGTTTTTTCAAAAAGAAGATGTCAAAGAAAGAACTAGAAAATTTGACATCGAATCCTTTGTCAACGATAAATATGAACGAATTAGTTCAAAAATCCGCAGAGAATGCAATGAGCAAAATAGCAGAACAACAATTTCAAGGTTACAAAGCTTAGATGATATAATAAGAGGCGTAAGAGACTCCAAAAACCTAGTTGAATTAATATATGCATTAGAGCCACTTGCATATTATTTTGATTTGAAACCTACAGAATTTTGGAATGCAAGATATTCAGAAATAAATATATATTGCCAAACACATATAGCAAAGACTATAGATAATCTAAAGCAAGAAATAAATTTGCAAGAAGCGGCAACAAATAAAATGATAAGAGCAGACAGTATGAGCAGAAACCCTAAAATAGTACCAATTAGAAATAGTTACAAAGAGTTATTCAAAGAAGAACAACAGTCACAATCTCCAGAAGATATTGCAAGAAGAATGAGAAGTATAATGAAAACAGAAAAAAATATATAAATTTATACTATTCGACAAAATTCGACACATTGCATAATAAATTAGTGATATAATTTATTATATATGATGTAAAAGGAGATGAACTATATGAAATGTCCAAAATGTGGCAGTGAAAATGTAACAATTAATATGCAAGAAGTTGGAAGTAAAACTCAAAAGAAAAGTAATAGTATGGGACACAAGATGGCACATAGAGCCATGAGAGGGACGGCAGGATTGTTTACTTTGGGACTATCTAATTTATTTATTCCTAAAAAATTAGAAGGAAAAGAAAAAACAAAAACAACATTGGAAAAGATATGTTTATGCCAAAGTTGCGGTTATGATTGGATCATAAAATAAGAATAACCAAATAAAACACTTACTTTAATGTAGGTGTTTTTTATTATGTTAAAAATTAAAAAGAAGGGAGGAATAAAAATGATAGTTGAAGAAATAGAAATAATAGTAACTGCAAAAGTAGAAGAAGCATTAAAAGAATTTGGAAAGATATTGCCGACAATGAAAACTGCAATAAAACAAGCTCAAGAAAAACTTTCAAACGTTGATATGTCAAAATTACAGAAAGCAGTAAAACAGCAAATGCCATTGTTTAAAAAACAAATTCAGAACTTAAAGAAGAGTATTGAAAATAACGATATATCTATAAAAATTAATAATAAAGATGCAGAAAAACAAATAAGTCAAACACAAAAGCAAATAGATAGTCTAAATAAAAAAATAAATGCCCGAAAGTTAAAGTTGGATTTTGTTAAGCAAAGCGCAAACCAAATGTATATTAATAACAATAATAACGATGGTGTCAAAGACAATTTAGGAGAAAATGCCCAATATATAAAATTATGCAAGCAAGAAAAAGCATTAAACAATGAGATACAAGTTTATAATAAATTATTAGAAGATGCAAAAGTTAAAATGGTACAATTAAAACAGGAAACGTCTCAAGCTGCAATTGCTCAAAATAAATTAAGCAATTTTAAAATTAATGATAAAGATGTGAAAAAGCAAATAGCTCAGATACAAAAACAAATAGATGATTTACAAGAAAAAATAAGTACTAAACAGTTAAAACTAGACTTTTCCAGACAAAGTGCAAGTCAAATGTACATCAACAATAAAAACGATGATGGCAGTGTAAAGGAAAACTTGGGAGAGAATACAAGATATATAAAATTATGTGAACAAGAAAAAGAATTAAACAGTGAAATACAAATTTATAATAAATTGCTAGAGAGTGCAAAATCAAAAATGGCTGAATTAAAACAACAAACATTACAAACAGCAACTACTCAAAATAAATTGAGTGGTTTTTTTGGTACATTTAAGCAAAAGATAGAACAAGTAAAACCGAGCATATCTAATATAGCAAACTACTTTAAAGGATTACCAAAAATAACTCAAAATATTACAAATAATATAAAAGGAATGGCATCAGGACTAAAAAATGGTTTAGGACATGTTTTAAAATATGCCATGGCGCTATTTTCATTAAGAGGCATATATTCAATATTAAGTAGTTGTGCTCAAAGTTGGTTATCAAGCCAAAATGCAGGGGCTAAACAATTAAGTGCAAATATAGATTATATGAAATATGCAATGGGGAGTGCTTTAGCACCAGTTATTCAATTTGTAACCAATTTAGTATATCAATTAATGAAAGCTATTCAATCAGTTGCATATGCTTTATTTAGAGTAAATATATTTGCCAATGCAAGTGCATCAGCATTTAAAAACGCTCAGAAGCAGGCTAAGAACACAAGCAAGAGTTTATCGAGCGTACATAGTGAGATCAATAATGTTGGAAACCATAACAGTGATGCAAGCCCTAATGTAGGAGATACGTCAAAAATAGATAGTCAAATGTCTCCGTTATCACAAAAATTGTATGATTTCTTTAAACCACTTGTTGATAGTTGGAACAAATATGGAAACATTTTAATAGAAAAAATAAAGACAACAGCAGGACAGATTGCAAGTTTAATTTCATCAATATGGGGAAGTGTTGAAAAGTTAATTACAAATGGGACTGTATATACATCATTAGAATTAATTTTAGCGATTATAGGAAACATAGCAGAGGCTTTTTCAAATGCATGGCAATATGAGGGCAATGGAGATACAATTATTCAAACAATGGCAGATATGTTGAATAGTATCCTTAATACAATAAGGGAAATAACGGCAAGTGAAGGTTTTCAAAAGTTTTTAAATGGAGTATCTAATGCTTTTTCTGGAATACTTACTTTTACAAAACCAGTATTAGATGACTTTTTGAGTCTAATTAAGCCATTAAGTGAAATAGCTCTTTCAATAGCAGGAGATATTTTAAATTCAATAGGAAATGCTTTAAAATGGATTGGAGATAATGAAATTGCAGTAACAATTCTTGAATCTTTGGCTATAGCAATCGGTTTGGTTGTTGCAGGAATAAAATTATATAATTTTGTGCAGTCGGGGGCCTTAGTGGCAACTTTAAAACATACTGCAGCATTAATTGCACAAGGAGTAGCATGGGTAGCAGCTAATTGGCCTATATTATTAATTGTAGCAGCTATTACCGCCGTAATTGCTATTATAATTTTATGCGTTAAACATTGGGATGAAATAAAAGAAACGGTAATTAATGTTTGTAATAACATGAAAGAAACAGTATCTAATTGGGTAAATAATGTTGGTCAGTTCTTTTCAAATTTAAAAACTAACATTGTTAATAAGGTTACTGAAATAAGAGACGGTATAAAAAATAAGTTCCAAGAGGCATATAACGGAATAAGAAATATTTTTAGTAATATAGGAAATTTCTTTAATGGTATTTGGAATAACATAAAAAATACGTTCACTAATTTAGGAACAAGTATAGGAAATGCTATTTCAGGAGCAGTAAGAACTGGTATTAATGGTGTTATTTCATTAATAGAGAAAACAATAAATACTGCAATAAGGCTAATTAACGGAGGAATAAAATTAATCAATTTAATACCAGGAGTTTCAGTTGGAACAATAAACACTTTGAATTTACCTCGTTTAGCAAAAGGAAATGTTGCTTATGATGAAACGTTGGCCATATTTGGAGAATACTCAGGTGCAAGCAATAACCCAGAAATAACAACGCCACAAAATATTATGCGTGATACGTTTGAAGACGTATTGTCAGATTTTAACGGCAACAATAGACAACCAGTACATGTAACCATTCAATACTTAGGCAAAGACATTTTTGACGATACAATAGATTATATAAACTCAAAAACCAGAAGAACTGGTAAAAATACAATAGTAACGGTAGGTGATTAATATGTTATGGAAAGAACACGGAACAACAGACAATCTTCCGACTCCAAGCACATATAGTGCGGATATAGAAGACACAGACAATGATAGTTATACAAGCAAAAAGACAGGAGCACTGATTGATAACCCGATAGCAATAGGAATGTTAAAACTTTCGATGGCGTGGGATTTAAACTCAGAAGAAGAGGCAGAGAAACTAATACAAAAGACATATAAGAATCCACTTGTACTTGATGTAAAGGTACCAGTTGTGAATGGTGGATTTTTAGAAGGAGCTAAATTCAGAGTTTCAAAAAGAAAAGTAGAAATGTTAGACACAGAACTAAATACGAACACTTCCAAGACAAGATGGAAGTGCTCTTTTAATTTAATGCAAAAAGAATTAACAGAAGCACAAAAAACGGCTGTAAAGAATGTAAATTCGTAGGAGGCTATAAATGTATAATACAAGTCAAAATTATAAGGATAAAATATTAAATGATTCAACCCAACATGAATTAAATATATACATTGACAATAACAAAATAGAGCCAAACCACATTATAGACTTCAAATCTACATTAGAGTTATTTAATAATAATGAATTTTGTCTAGGTTGCACTCCCGAAATCGATATTGAATTTGAAATAGATAAAAGGGACTTACCAGAGTCTTATAACGAAGTTCGCGTTGAAAGTGGATTAGAAGATGAAATAATACCAATCGGAAAATTTACAATTCAATCAATAGAAGATGACGAATTTAAAGTTAAAATCAAAGCTACAGATTATATGAAAAAGTTTGATGACAATAAATATGATGGTAGCGACTTAACTTACCCAGCAACGATGCTACAGGTATTACAGGATATATGTACTAAGATAGGAGTAGAACTTGGTTCTGCTTCTTTTCTTAATGATGATAAGCAGATAGCAGTATATGACAATACTGAAACAGCAAGAACATATATAGGGTATATTGCAGAACAAGCTGGAGGATTTGCAGTAATAGGTAGAGATGGGAAATTGTACATTAAAACATTTGGCGAAGATACTGCGAATATTGACATCAACTTATTTGGCGATTTCAAATGGGGAGATAAATTTAAGGTTTCAAGAGTTTCTTATGAAGATGGAACACAGAGTTATAAATTCGGAGATGAAACAGCAAACACTGTATATATAAATCAAAACAATATGTACATCGTTGATAGCGAACAAATAGAAAATGTTTATAATCAAATAAAAGACTTTGAAGTATATTCGTTTGAAGGAGAGACAATAATAGATCCTGCTTATGACATTGGAGATATTCTAATTATCGATGGTAAGAAAGTTGTATATCAGGGAGAAATTGAGTACGCAGGCAAACTTAAAGCAAATATAAAGGGGAAAATACAAGCTAAGACAGAACAAGAAAGTATGCAGACAAAATTAAGTAATTCTGAGAAAATAAGAAAAGTCCAAAGTGAAATTAATCAAATTGATGGCAAGATAACACAATTAACCCAGGAAACAACAGAACACGAAGAAAAAATAACTCAAGTAGAACAAGATGTAGACAGTCTTAAACAAAAAGTATCTCAAGTGGCAGATTTAACGAGAGAAATAACAGGAACAAAAACAGTAACATTAACTGATTGTATTGCTGGAAATCTATTAGAACTTCATATTTACGGTAATAACAGAGCTTTTAAGTATCAGACGCTGAGTGATGATTTATACTTAAGCGACGACTTATATCTAGGCAAAGATACAGGCATCTTAGTTGTAACTGATGAGAATAATGATTCAATAGAATATAACTTGTTAGTCCCTGAAGTATTAAGATCCAATGGTACAACATGCGATGAATATGTGTTAAAAAATGGAACAGCAAAAATTATCAGAAGGATTAACAAAGATGGAACAATAAAGGCTAATGAAGAAGTAGAAAATTTAGGAGAATTTCTGATTCCTTTATTTAAAGGAGAGAATACGTTAGAAATTAAAGATTATACCGCGAAGATAAATGCAAAATGGGCAGTACAGAGTAATTTGACAGATACATTTGCCACTCATGTAGAAGTAGAAACAAAATTAGAGCAAACATCTACAAATATAATGACAGAAGTAAACAAAAAAGTTGATGAAGAAGAATTTGGAACAAAAGTAGAACAAAATTTCGAACATGTTAAAATAGCTTGGAACAAAATAGCAGAATACATACAAATGATGTTAATAAAGAATAATGCAAGTTTTGCAGTCTTAGATGACAACAAAAAAGTTCTAATGTATTTAGATAAAGAAGGACAACATTTTTGTGAAAGTGATGGTACTACGGTATTTGGCGAGATGGGTGTCAATAAAGAGAATAGCAACAGTTATATTAGTTTTTCTGTGGAAGGCGAATATAATCAAGATATCAATAATGGAATGGCTTGGGGAATAAAGACGACAGACGGCAAATTTCATCCAATATTATACCTTAAAGACTTTCATATGGGAGCTGAGAATGCAGACGATTTCTTCGGAAAACTTGTATTAAATTATTGTGACTTGGTTTTGGCTGGAATGGAAAGTGGAATACAAAGTGGCAATGTAAGAATGTATGGCAATGTTTTTAATGGAATAACATTTGAGGACAGTAATTCGGGAAAAACAATAATGTCAATTATTCCAGAGGGCGACACCTCTTATGGAGCATTTAGTATACTAAATTCGATAAGTTTTTATCGCAATGTTGGAGGAAGCAATAGTTTTAAAGTTGGAAATGGTAATAAATATGTACTGATGCAAGATGACGGAAGCTTTCACGTAATGGGTGGAACAGTTTTATTAGGAAATAGCTCTAACAAGGTAAGTTTTGACGTATATGTTCAAAGTATCGCTAGTATTTGGGGAAACCTGAATGTAGAAGGAAATGTATATGCAGACAATATATCGTCAGACAGAAGGATAAAAGACAATATTAAAGACTGTACAACTTCAGCATTAGACATTATCGAGAAAATTAAACATAAAGAATTTGACAAAAAAGATGACGGAAAACATTACAAGATAGGTTATATAGCACAAGATATGGAACAAATAGATCCTAATTTTGTCATGAAAAGGTCTGCAGATGAAAATATAGAAGAAAGATATTATATTAACGAATTGCCGATAATTGCTACATTAACAAAGGCAGTACAAGAACAACAAGAGATAATAGAACAAATGCAAAAAAGAATAAATGAAATGGAGGACAGAATAAATGGAAAAAATTAATTTTCAGAATGATGTTACTAAACTAAACAAAGAAACTTTTGATACATTTCAAGATAATATAGATTCTGCAATAAACAATAATATTGAACATAAATACCAATTAAAAATTATATCTGCAATTACTGCAGGGACAGAAGTAACAATACCTTGCTATTACAAAGTCGGACAAGCTGTTCTAGATGTGTATTTGAATGGAGAACGACTATCGTTAAGTTCTGACGCAAGTGGAACAGATGGACATTATCAAGAAGTTGGAATAGCAGATAGCATAAGCAACAAAATAAAAACAACGACTGATTGGTCTCTTGAAGTCGATGATGTGTTAGATTTTGTGGTAAGGGGGGATTATAGTGCAACCGTTTAAACAAATATTAAAAAAGATATATCCTATCGGTAGTATCTACATGTCAGTTAATAACACGAACCCTTCTAATCTATTTGGAGGCACTTGGGTCGCTTGGGGCGCTGGAAGAGTGCCTGTTGGAGTAAATGCATCTGATAGTGATTTTAGCACAGTTGAAAAATCTAGCGGATCAAAAACTGCAAACGTATCACATACGCATACAATAGCAAGTCATAATCACGGAGGAAATACTGGTAGCACCGCATTAACAGTAAATCAGATACCTTTACATTCGCATGATTTAGGTGTAAAAGTAACAACTAATAACGGAGATTCTTCAGCTGAAGCGGATCAAATTACTGTTAATTGGTCGAACGCTAAACATTTTAGCGAGTACAATGGTGGTAAAACTGGTGGAGGTCAAGGGCATACTCATACAATTTCTGCATCAGGACAACAAACAACAAGTTCTGCAGGTTCTACTTCATTATCATTGCTACAACCATATATAACATGTTATATGTGGAAAAGAACCGCATAAAGAAAGGAAAAATAAAAAGATGGTACAAATAATAATTGCCTTAATTACAGCAGGGGCGACAATAATAAATACTTTTATTAGCAAGAGCACAAGTAAAAAAGTGGAAACTATACAAGAGCTGAAAAAAGACATAAAAAAAGACTTAAATTCAGTTAAATATGAGAATGATAAAACATATTTAACTGATTTCTTGTCTGAGGTTGAAGCAAAACAACCAAAAACAGAAATACAAAAAAGAAGAGCTTACGAAATATATGAAGAATACACAAAGCTCAATGGAAATTCTTATGTACACAATAAATGGGAAGAGTTAGTGAAGAAGGGAGTGTTGTAAGTGAAAGAAAAATTGGCAAAATTAATTAATGTTAAAAGTATAGTAACAATATTACTAACATTAGTTGTGTGTTACTTATCAATTGCAAAAGGATTTGACATTAAAGAAATATATCTAATGATAATAGCTTTTTACTTTGGAACGCAATTAAAAGAAAATAAAAATGAAAGTGAGGAAAAATAAATGGAAATAATAGAAACTAATTTACAATTTAATAGTAATCACTCTTCGATGAAAAAGGTTGAAGGAATAACACTTCATCATTCTGGAGTGACGGTACTTCAAAGTGTAGAGGTGATTCACAACTATCATAAAAGCAAAGGATGGGCAGGAATTGGATATCACTACTATGTAAGAAAAGATGGCTCTATATATAGAGGCAGACCAGAAAATATGGCAGGAGCGCATTGCCCTGGTGTTAATAGTATAAGTATAGGAATCTGTGCTGAAGGCAACTTCAACGAAGAAGCTATGTCAGATGTGCAAAAACAAGCCTTAATAGAACTAGTAAAAGACATTAAATCAAGATACGATATTAAATGGATAAAAGGACACAGGGAGATAACATCTACAAGTTGTCCAGGAGATAACTTCCCATTAGAAGAAATAAAAAATGTAATTTCAGATGTAGAAACAACACCAATAACAAACTCAATAGAAGAATTAGCACAAAAAGTAATTGCAGGAGAATATGGCAATGGAGAAGAGAGAAAACAAAAACTTGGCTCGTTATATAATGAAGTACAAAACAAAGTTAATGAAATTCTATCTGGTAAATCATCTACAACTAAAAGCAATGAAGAATTAGCTAATGAAGTTATTGAGGGAAAATGGGGGAACAACCCTGAACGAAAACAAAAACTATTAGAAGCGGGATATAACTATGATGCTATTCAAAAATTAGTAAATCAAAAATTAAAATAAGCTAAGGTAAGTCAGTTTTGGCTTACCCCTTTTTTTATGCTTAAAATGGCTGTTTTCAAGGCATAAAAGTATATGTCTTAAAAATAAAAACGCCTTAAATCGCAACCTCGTGAGCCGATTTTTTGGGAAAATAGTTGTAATAGGAAGCAAAAGTCGATAATTCTGATTTGTTTACATAAACTTGCAATTTGCGACAAAATATGATATAATAATTGACATAGATAGAAAAAAATGTTACAATTCTATTACAAAAAAATAACAAGTAACTTAAATGTTGTCAATACTACTTTACATTTTGTAGAAAATTGTATATATTTTTTTATAAGAGAATGCCAAAATTCGACGACCTTTTTTTTATATGATATGTATAATATTATAAAAGAAAGGATGGCGCTTATGAAAAAGATAGGAGGAGTAAATATGGAAGCAATAGCTCGTTTAAAAAGAACTTGCACCAAAGAAAAAAATGCAACCGAGAGATATTGTAGCGTATATGAGTCTCTCGAACAAAGTTTAAAAGAAGTAAAACAAATAAGAGAAGGAAAAATAAAACCTAAAACTTGGGAAGAACTTTATAAGGAGCTAAAAGAAGAAAAGGAGTAATTGAATGGAATACAGTATATTAACGACACCAAAATTTGATAAAGACATTAAAGCATACCATAAAAAGTTCAAAAATGTTGCTGATGATGTAAAAGAAATAACAGATGAATTAAAGAATGGAAATCTAATAGGAAACATAATTCCAAATTTAGAAATGAAAGACAATGAGAACAATGTTGTAAAAGTTAGAATTGCAAATTCAAATACTCATTCAGGAAAATCTAATGGATATAGGCTGATTTATTATGCTGTAAAAACAGATGGTACTATATATCTTCTTACAATGTATTATAAAAAAGACAAAGAAAATATATCTAATAAGGAAATTCAAGAATTAATTTTAAAATATTGTATATAAAGGACTAGCAATAGTCTTTTTTTTTACAAATAATTATAACTTTCTTAAATCTATGTTAATCAACAAATCTATTATTTGGCTAATCTCTAATACCTCAGGCGAATTTATGCCGTACTTTTCCATTCGCCTATACATTTCGCATTTTAGTTTATCTAACTCAATATCAGAATAAAATAAATCTTTGACGTTTACATTTAGTGCAGTAGCAATAGAATAAAGAGATGACAATGTAGGATTTACACGCTTATTGTTCTCTAAGTTGCTTAAATATGTGCGTGATATATCTGTCATATGACTTAATTTTCTTATACTTATATTTTGTTTCTCACGAATTTTCTTAATATTAAATACAATCATAAAATACCTCTTAAATTAGTATCTTCTCATTGTACATTTTTTATACATATTTGAAAAGATGCAACTCCCAGAGGACATTTTTGTCGAACGATTATGCTTGACTTTGTCGAATTTTGTTATATAATTTAGATAAAGAAAAAAAGAAACGCGTTTCTCCATAAAAAGGAGAAGAAAATATGGAAAAGGATATAGAGTTATTATGTGATAAGTTTTGCCAGAATAAGATATTAATAGAAAAAATGATGGAATATTCTTTAAAAGAAGGATATACTATTAATGAAGCTGCGAAATGTATTGAAAAATATTTCGACACAAAAGGTATGCAATAGAGTATGCAATAGAAACATTTTTTAGAATATAAGGAAAATGAAAACAAACGAGGAAAGTGGCTACCTGTAAAGGGTAGGCGATTTTGAAATATGCTCCAAAACAATACAGTAAGTTGTATAAATGGCTACCTGCTCCAAAAAGTAAAACACTAAAGTGTTGATAAAATCAGCATTTTAGTGTTTTTTATTATACAAAGTAATGCAAAAGTAATGCAATAGCGTTTTTATTTTTTCTTTAAAAGTTCTTGATTAATAAAATTTTGAGAAATAGAAGTATAAATTTCATTAGTTATAGAACTTCCTTGAGTATGCCCAACAATTTTCTGAATAACAGATAAGTCAACGCCGTTTTCTCTGCATCTGGTTATAAAGGTATGACGAAGAACATGAGATGATAAATGTTGTTTACATATATTATATTTTGCATTTATCCTAGAAAGATAAGAGTTTATTTCATAAGGATATATTAATGAGTTATTAGTATAATCCCAAAACAACATATTATTGATATTTTTTAGTTTAGACGATAGGATATTGTCTAAGATGTTCTTTATCTGCAATGTTATAGGAAAATCTCTTTTTCCCTTATCAATGTTTGTCTTTCTGGAGAAAGTTTTTGTATGTTTTCCAACAATTAAATGTTCAGATTCGTCTCTAGTAAATGTTTTAGTTATATGAATAACATTGTTGTCTAAATCTATATCATCAAGAGTCAAACATAAAACTTCTCCAATTCTCATTCCAGTATTTAACTGAAACAAAATAATATCTTTATATTTATGATTTTCTTCATTGGTTGAGAATATGTTTCTTAAATGTTGTTCTTCTTCAATAGTTAATGCATCAATAGTTTTCGTCTCTTTTTTAGAAATTGGTTTAGAAACAGTAATATTATCGATTGGATTCCAAATAATAATTCTTCTACTTATAGCCACCTTAAAAGTTCTATTAAGTAATATCCATATTTTATCAATTACACTATTACTGTAATTGCGCATTGCTTCCTTAGAATTATCTATATCTACCGAATTTATTTTCTGAATTGGTTTGTTACAAAAATTTGAGCATACCTTCTTTATTTGAGCAATGGTTTGTAAGTCTCTATTGTGTGTGCAAGTGCTAACTAAGCCATCTTTATATTTTTGATCTACAATATCACATAATAATGATATAAAAGTAATATCTGAAGAGGCAATATATGTACCTTGATTAATGCTACTTAGTATATCATTAAATCTTCTTTTAAAATCTCCAACCTTTTCGTTTTTTCTTTGTTTTAAAGTTTTTCTTTTACCAGTAACCTCTACATATTGAGCAACGTAACAGTTTAGTGCTTCGCTAAAATATATTGTACCTTGACCGTTGCCTCTTTCTTTAGTTTTTTTGTTTCTTCTTTCCATAATAAAAAACCTCCATTTTTTAATATTTTTTTATCAAACACTTGAAAATGAAGGCTAGTTTGTATATAATACAAATATAGTCACTTTCGAGTGTCTATGTGAGGAATAAATGTATCAGGTCGTGGTAAACTTTGAATACATCTATTCCTTTTTTATATATTAAACTAATATGCCATATTTTTCGACATAAAAGTCAATACAATCAATCATATATTTTAAATCTACATTAAAATAATCGGCTAAATCATATAAGTTAAAACCTTGTTTAAGTTTTTCTTTTAATTTCTGTAGTGGTATCAAAATAGAATAAGCCCATTTCATAGCACGATATTCACATTTTTTCTTTTGTATATCATCAGAATTTAGATAATATAATGCATTACAATAATAATGGCCAAGCTCCTCAGCTAGAATTTCTTTTTCTTCAATAGAAGTATTTATTTGTTTAGTGTCTAAAGCAATATAATACTTATTATCGATTTCGAATATCTTAGCCTTAGAACTACTCCATTTATAATTTAAAATGTCTATTTTTTCATTCTCAGCGATTTTGTACATATCTAAAGCATTCATAAGACTAATCCTCTTTTGTTTTTTTCTTATTTCTAATAAATTCAACGAATCTATTTATTTCTTCGATTTCATCTTTATTGAGTCCTTCTGTATTAATACCATTATGATTTGCATAGCGAAAATCATTGTTAGTACTAGTTTCTTTTTCCATTGGAACATCATAACCCATTAACCAAACTTCATTAACATCTAGTGCGTCTGCTATCAGTGTTAACTTTTTTTGTCTTGCAACAGCATTATTAGATAGATATTTACTTAATAAACTTTCACTAATTCCTGTTTTTTCGTGTAATTCAACAGGTTTCATATTTCTTATTATTAATGCCTTTTCCAATCTTTTCTGAAATGTATCTATTGTTTTCATATTTTCCTCCATATACATATTATAAAGAAAAGATTAATAAAAATCAAGTTATTTTTAAAAAACATAAAAAAAACTTGAAAAAAATTCAAAAAAGTATTGACAAAAATTTAAACATAGTATAAGATATAGAAAACTTGAAATAAATTCAAGAAGAAAAGAGGTGTTATGATTTGATACAATATGATTTTAGCAAAGTAAGAGGAAGAATAAAAGAAAAATTAGGAAATGAAGCAAAATTTGCAGAAAAACTTGGAATATCCTCAGCAGCTTTAAGTTCAAAGTTTAATAATCGTAGTGATTTTACAGCAACGGAAATATCAAGAGCAACTGATGAAGATGTATTAGATATTCCAACAAGAGAAATAGGAGTATATTTTTTTACTCAACAACTTGAATTAAATTCAATAAAATAACCACGACCTGATACAAAGAAGAAAAGTATGAAAATAAACATACAAAAAATATTTAAAATTGTTGACAAATAAAAAA